GACGTATGTGCCTATGTTCTTTGTTCCTTTGTAGCGACGCTGCATTAGATCAGCGACGCGCAAGATTAGCTCTGAGGCTTTCTTGCCATCCCATGAGGGGTAGTACGGATACGGTCTAGGCACGACCAAAGGCCTTGTCTGCTGGGTTGAAGTAACGCATGGCTGTAGGAATGGCTGCAGCCCAGACTGCGTTCAGCGTCGCTGTGGGGCTTTGTGTCGCTGTGTATGTAGCGACAGCACTAGCGAGCAGTGAGCGTCCGTAGGAGGCTAGGAGAGCCTTCTGTGTGGGTGTGAGGTTGAGGTTCATTCTGTTTCCTTTGGTGGTTGTTTGGCTGGGGCCTTCAAGCCGTTCGAAGCGAGTAAGGATGAGAGCGCCCCACTAAGAAAGAGCATCATGGGGGATAAGAGCGCCCACGCAGATTTATCATTCTCACTGACTTCGAGAGGCTGTACCACGAAAAGCAAACCATAGAGAAGAGCCCCTGTCGAAGCCACGAAAGTGACTGACAATGTGATGCCAACAATCAGTATGAGTCGGGCTTTGATTTCGTCGTTTGTGTAACGCCTTCTAGCCACAGCGACCACCACCAACTTGAACTGTGCTTACGACACCGGGTGCTTTGTTTTTGACGCGTTCACAGTTCACACGCGCACGGTCTCCACAACTGGCAAGAGAAACTGCAAACAAACTAATCAGGGCTAGGCGTTTCATGCGCTAATTTCAAAAAGAATGATTGAAGATTTCATTGCTGAATCCTGAACTGTTACACCGTCAGCGCTCGCCATGTTTTTGAACTGTGTTTTGTAGGTTTGCGCTGCAACTGATGCTGGCGAATCAAGAGCGACCATGGTAACTGAACCGGGATACAACTGAGCTGCTGAACCTTGGAACCCAATATACGTTTGTTCTGCAATTTGCGTTGCACCACGAAGGATCTGAATACCTAATGAATTGCTTGAGTTGCCTGCGTTTTTGTAAAGGCCGTTCTGGTAAGCAATCACAAGAATTTTGCTTGTTGTTGCAGATGGCGTAATGGTCGCTGTCAGGCCTGTATCGCCATAAGTGCTGTTGGTTTTACTGACTGCCGTAGAAGTTGTCCCTTCAATGATTTGAAGAACACGAAACGCCCCTCTCAGATTATTCATCTGATCTGCAGTGAGAATGGCCCCACTGACAAAGCTTGCTGGGAGTGTGGTTGGTGTTGCCATGTTTTAGTCTCCTTTAGAAACTGAGTAGGTTTGTTGTTGAAAGAGTGCCGAAGATTGCATCGTTCAATGTGAAATAAGCGTTTCCATCGGTTGATTCGAACGTGTATGAAACTATGTGTGATCCGGGTGTGATGTTATGGGAGATTCCAGTCACAATCAAGGTTTGTGTGTCTGACGTTGGTGTGCCAGTGACGAAGTATTTCTTGACTGTGCAAACATCTGTGAGGTCAAGGTTCAGACACTGATTTTGCTCTGTGTCAGACAGAGGCAGGAGCTGTGTTGTAAGGCCTGTGAATCTCAGCACTGGGTTCTTGAATCGGCCTAGAAGGTAGTTGCCAAGTGCAGCAACTTCTGTCGTAGTTGAGTTGAGCAAGTTTGTGTCGGTGTATGTTTGCGATTGGTATTGAGCAATGCTTGTCGCGTCTTGAGCAATCTGTGCGACTCCAGCTGGCGATTGCGTGACGATGTAGTTGTAAAGCAACTCATCACCGAACTGTGTTTGCAAAGTTTGAAAAGGGATACCGGCTGAATCAACATCAAAGGCTGCTTCGACGGTTGGATTCAAGACTGCTGATCGACCTTTGAATGTCAATGTGCCATCGGCAGACATAAACAGATAACCCTGCTCTGATGTTGTGATTGTTTGCAGATAGTTCAGAAGGTTGGTCTCGGCTGGGATTGTAAAGCCTGCATTAGCAGCTGTGCCTCCAAGGGTTGATAATCCAGTTGCGATAGACCGTGCTCCTTGGTAGTTCACTTCTGCATAGTCAAGGACTGTGTTCACGCGAGTTGAAGACAATTCTGCCGTGGTGGTGTGTTCGTTCATTGTCATGGACGACAAGGTGGTGAAGTTGTCTGCACAAGAAACATAAGCCATGTCATTATTTGCTAGGTCGTAGTCAATGTTCCAGTCGGTAATGATGCCTGAATAGATTGAAATGCCATTTGCAAACACTTCAATCGGCAGTCTTGGCACGATGCCGGTGGTGTTGCCTGATGTGTTGTAGTACGGCGAGGATGTGTTGAGAGGGTCAAAGATGCGTGTCCTGTTATACAAGGCAATTGTGGCTGTGCCAGCGTTGAACTCTTGCAACTGTCGAGACCGTCCACGAGTGATGTTGACTGACTGCACATACTGCGTGACATCAGCAAACGCAACGCCTCCTAGAGTGCCTGTGTTCAATAGTCCATAGACAGCGTCGTTCAACTGAAACGGCGTGCCGAAGTTGGCTGTTGTTTGAAAGCCAATCTGAACTTTGATGATAGGCAAAGACATTGCTAGCTGACACTCACAAAAACTTGACCAGAAAGACGCTCGGCTTGTTTGATGGCCTCAATGATGTCACGACCAACTTGACCGGGGTTTGAAACAAGACCGGCATTGACGCTGATGCTAATTTGATTTACAACTCCAGCGTTGGCGTTTGCAGCGTTCAGGTTTGTGCCGAGGAACTGGTTAGCAGCTGCAGTGCCAAACGTATTTGCTGCCGAGGTAATAGAGCCAAGAGACTCGTTGAGACTGCCAGCTGTAATGCCACTAGTACCCATAATCATGGCTCGTGTGACCTCGTTGCCAGCATCAACGCCAAGGTTGATGAGCTGTGAAAGTGCAGCTTGACCAAGATTGTGATGCTGGACTAAGTATTGAAGGTTCTGAGCAAACTCTTTGGCGTTAGCAATCTGATCCGTGAAGACCTGCTCAACGCTTGCGTTTTTGCGTTTGTCGGCTGCAACCCGAACATTCTCTTCGGCTGTGGCGACACGCTCAAGCGCGTCTGCGTAATTATCAGCATCTGTGGTCGGGTCAATCTTGCTGAGTTCTTGATACGCCTGTGTGCGTTCTCTAAGAGCATCTGAGGACTCTCTGTCAGCGTCGGTCTGTGTCTTGTAAGCGTCAGCCAATGAAACGAAACCTGTGATTGAATCTGCTTGTGATTTTGCAAAGGAATCAAACTCGTCTTTTGCATCTGCAGCTGCTTGACGAGCTTTGTCCAGCGAGGTTGTAACTCTTTCTCGCAGAGTTTTGGCATAATCCTTGGCCTTTTTTTCAGCGTCGTTTTGAGCGCGTGTAATTGCTTGCAGTTCTGCTTTGGTTGGTTTCAGGCCGTTGACATAGGCAGACATCATCTGACCTTCAAAGGCACGGAACTGGCGCGACAGGTTGCGAGTCTCGGTGACTGCTCCACCGGCTGTGTCGGCGTAACCCTTGACTGCAGCGTTCAAGAATCCAATCTGCTGAGTGGCTGGCAAGATGCGAGTGACCAGTTCAAAAACCCTGTTTGACCAACCTTTGGTTTTGCCTTCAGCACCGATTGTGGCTTCAGCAATCTTGGAGGCTGCAGTGGCGTAGTCACCTAAGACCGGGGCAAGTTTGCCTCCGACAGTTTCATAGAGTTCATCGACTGCAATTTGTAGTTTCTTGAATCCACCCTCAGCTGAGTTTGCTGCAGCATCAGCTGCACCTTGGAAGGTGTAGCCCAATTCGCGCGTGATTGCGTCAAAGTCTTTTGTCTTGACAGCGTTTGCATCAAGCGACACACCAAGCCGTGTAAGGGCCGTGACGTTGCCACCCTGAGCCTTGGCAAGTGCAATTGAAACTGCTTGCAAGTCTTTGCCTGTACCGGCAGAGATGTCGAGAGCAAGGTTGAGAAGAGACTGTGCTTTGGTGACATCGCCAGTGGCCCTCACCAAAGTCGATAAGGCTGGGCGAAGCTCACCGTCCGAGACTGCCTTCTGAAACTGCATCGACGAGATGGTGTCCTCGATGGCTTGCACCTGAGCATTAGATGCGCCTGTCGAGTTCTGCACTGCAAGAGCAAGTTGTTTCTGTTGTGCCTCGTCCTCAGCAAAAGCCTTGACAGCCTTTCCGATCTGTTGCGCCACGGCAGCTGCAGACACGCCCATACCGAGCTGTGTTTTCATCAGACCCTTGAGAGATAGGTCTGCTTTCTTTGCGCCTTTGTCGTCGTACGTGGTGACGAAAGGTAAAACAATGTTTGCCATTAGAAAGCCTTCCTACGGTTGAACTCTTGCACCACATTGTTGAGGATCATGTGTGCTTGTTCTCTGAGCATTGGCATCGCTGATTCTGCACCGGGCCACATGTAACGAGATGCACCCTTTTTACCTTTGCGCTCACCGTCTTTGTGTGCCTTGTCTTGGTTGTCAAGGTTCTCAACAAACGCTGAGTCCGATGGGCCTGAGCCTGCGTTGTCGTAGATAGCTCCTGCAGGGTTCGCTTGATAGATGCTCATGATGGCGTACTGTTTGCGACCCATGCGTGACTTGCGTGTGCCACCACCAAACTTGACTCGGATGCCACGCAAGATTGCTTCCTTGCGCCAACGTGTAGCACCACCACGACCCTTGATAAGTTCGCCCTTCAAGATGTTTGAGTCGCCACTATTGTTGAAAGGCGTGAGGTCAGGGTCAAGCCACAAGGCATAGTCCTTGATGCTCTTGATGGTTGGCGCAGCTGCGCGACGCATGTCCTTCTGCATCTGGCGAATCAGATCAGGCTCAACCTTTTTGATGGCTTTGATGGCTGCAGCTAGGTCTCGGTTTGGGTTGATGACTTTTGCTTGCGCCATGTTTACTTCTGCCTGTCTTGGATTGCTTGGCTAAGGGTTGAGATGAGCGTGACCGGCATCTCTCG